CCCCGGTTGCTTCAATGGCAACCGGACGGCCGGGGCGGCGCACCACGCGGTGGATCTGAAACGCACCCTCGTACTCGTCGGGGTAGCCGTCCACGGGCTTGGCCGGGGCCGGGGCTGCCGGGGATTCCTGCGGGGCCGCAGCAGCCTCCTGCTTGGTCGTACGCTTGCGGGTGGGCTTTGGGGCGTCCTTGGCCTCCGACTCAACCTGGGGCATTTCCGGGGCCGGGGCGGGGGCGGGCAGGACATGGATGACTTCAGCCTCCACCGCGGGAGTGGTGGCCTGGGACATTTCCTCAGCGGCGTATAGGCCGGACAGCTCAGCGGGAAAACCCTTGCGAAGCGCAATCATCTCGGCACACTTGGCAATCATCACCGCAGGCATCTTCGACCACATAGCAGTCAAGTGGCCTTCCTTGTTGCGCTGCGCGTACTCGCTGAACAGGGCAACCCCGTACAGCGGCTGCGCGAAACCACGGCGCATGACGCCGACCTTAGCCGCCATTGGCAGTTCGGACGAAAGCCAAACGTCCTTCCACACGCCGTCCTCGCCGCACCAGTACGGGCCGTCTTGGCCGGCATACTCGCCGCTGCGCTGGGCGGTCAAACGTGCGCCGTCAATGGAAACCTGCGTCTGCATGACCTCGCGGCGGGCGCGGGAGTCCCAACGCTTGACGGCGTAAATCTGACGAGCAAACGGGTCAAGCCCGGTGCGGTCGCAGATAGCAAAGAACAAGCTCATCTCGTCGGTGGTTGCGCCCTGGCACAGCGTCCTTGCCAGCAACGCACGCTGCTCGTCCCCGAGCTTCGTGATAGCAGTGATAGCGGTCATCGTGAATCCTCGTTTACGCGGATCGCCGCGCTCGGCCGCAGGCAACGCGCCTTTGGCAAGTGCAATTATACCGACCTGTATGATGGTGTCAAGCGGTCAAGCGGTGGGCTTGATGAATATTTCCGTGGATGCCGTTGGCCCATAAACCTTACTGGCATCAAGCGCAACAACTTGCGAATCGTTGGCGTATGCGATTCCGGTCAGCGCATCCAGCACGGCGCGGCAGAGTTTGTCGATGTCGGGTTTGCCGACATGGCGCGGGGCCGCGTCCCGCAGCGCACCCTTGGCGGTGTAGTGGCTCTTTGGCCTGACAAACTGAAACACCACCGTGATAAAGATCGGCCCGTGCAGCACTTTTGCGCCAGCGGCGTAGGCTGCTGATGCGACCGAGGCGCGGTACGGCTTGACGTTGGGGCTTGACTCCACCAGGGCGATGCGACCGCCCTTCGTGCGAAACGCCTTCTTGCTGCCCTGGGGCGCGGCAATACCGGAAACGGTAAAGATAATCACAGGGTGGCCTTTCGCTTGTTGTCTGCGGCAAGTTTGTTGAAATCCCGAATCTGCTTTGCCAGTTCCGACCGGACGTAGACCACCTCTTGCATTGCTTCGATGGTGAGGGGGTCAGTAGTTCCGCTTGCCTTGATGCGGTCAACGATGTCTTCGTCGTATTCCCCTCGCCCTGGCTGCATCGGTCACCCCTCGCCTTCGTAAAGGATGCGCGTGATGTGTGCCGGCATCATGCGCTTGAGTCGATCAACCTCAGCAAGCAATCGGTCTATCTCATCGGCAGCGGCGTGTACGAGATGCGGAGCGTAGGCGTGGGCGTTTGCCCTGAGCATCTTGCATAAATCCACCCCGGTGGAGGAACGCCCCCCACCGGGATGGCCGCAAAAACTAGTGGTCGATGTTGGCGAATTAGGCATCGGTTGCCTTTGGAACGTAGGGGATGAATCCGCCCTTGCTCTGATACACCGAACGATCTAGCACTCGGCCGACCGATGTATCGGAAGTGTTGTTGCGCTCAGCAATCTCCGTAATGGTCCATCCGGCCAAGAAGTCTTTGACGATGGCATCGCGCTGGGCCGCGGTCAGCCGCGGTGCGCGGCGGCTTGAACCGATGATTCGGCTCACCGTGGTCTTGTGAATGCCGTACTTAACGGCAACATCCATCTGCATTGCGCCAGCTGCAACCTCAGCGCGAACGGCGGCAACTTCTTCTACGGTCAGATACTTCCTGGGCTTTCTCATGCTTTGTTCCTTTCCGCGTCCACCGCGGCAATGCGTTCACCAATCCATGCCATGCAATTCACCGCCATGCTGTTTCCGAGCGCCTTGTAGCGCGGTCCATCCGGGCAGTCCTCAACTTGCTTCTTGCGCCACGGGATGAGCGTGTAGTCATCCGGAAATGCCTGGAGTCTTTCGCATTCTCTGGCTGTTAATCGGCGCACGGTCATGGCTGTTCCAACCATTGAATGCCCATTTCCATCGGAAGGATCGGGATATCCGCGTTCCCCGCTGCCACCCTTGAGCGTTGCAGAAGTGTCGCTAAACGCCACCGCCGGCGGCGAAGGAATGCCAAGTCCGCTACCCACCTTGACGGCAGGAGACACTTCAGGATGTTGGTTCACGCCGTGCGTTCCGCCCGTGCTGTAGAAGGCGTGGGCCACCGCATGACCGTGCGCAGCCTGCAACGTGAATTGCGGATCTCCGTTCTCTCCCACGCCCATAGTCATACGCTTGTCGTTGACCGCATCGGGCCGACCGCCAAGCGTCAGCGTGTTGATGGGGAAAGCCACCGCCACCGTGGTCGCCCGCGTGTCATTCTGATCGGGCCACATCACAAGCGATTCGCTTCCGCCGTGATAGTCGCCACCATTTGCCCGCATGGTTCCACCAACATCGTCCTGCACAAACGCGCCAATGGAACTAGAACGAACGGTGCTTAGTTGTGTAGTCAGGTTGTAGCACTCGTCACCTGCGGGTCCGCCTGTTCCCTTTGCCCACTTGCTGCTGACTGTTCCAGCGCAACCCTCAGCATCGGCGGAAGCGCCTTGCCCCGGCGTTCGGCGCGTCGGAGAATCCCGCTGCACGCTTTCGCGCTCAAAGAGAACTTGGGCGGCACGGGTCCAGTCTCCAGCACATCGCTCAAGGAGGCAACCAACAACGAAGACTCTGCGCCGGCGCTGCGGGACGGCGCGGGGATGCCCGTGTGTTCGCACCCACTGAGCGTCCAAGACCCGGTAGGTCCACCCATACCTTAGTTCCCCCAACGCCCCGAGGAAGGAACCAAAATCCCGTCCTCCGTTGCTTGACAGCACACCGGGGACATTTTCCCACACAACCCATCGCGGCCGTAGACGCCGAGCGATTTCAAGATAGGTAAGCATGAGTCCTCCTCGAGGGTCGTGGAGTCCTTTGCGGAGTCCGGCAACGCTGAAGGACTGGCAGGGGGTTCCGCCCACGAAAAGGTCAATTGATCCGGGTTGAAGGGGCCATTGCTCATGCTTGGTCATGTCTCCGAAATTGGGTGTATTGGGATAGTGGTGCGCGAGTACCGCGCTTGGAAATGGTTCGATCTCGCTGAAGCCGACCGGGGTCCACCCCAGGCCATGCCACGCAACGGTGGCTGCTTCAATGCCGCTGCACACAGATAGGTATCTCATTGTGCGCTCCGTTCAAGCTCATCACGAAACGCATCGCTTGCGGCAAGCTCCACAATCGCGGCAACCGGGAAGTCTGCCGGCGTGTTGCTGCTAACGAGCATCGTGCCGTTCAGTTTGATTGCCACCAGTTCCCACGAAATCAAACGATTGAACGTGCTTGTGGTGCTGCCGTGCGGATGGAAATATTCCCGCGTGTCTTCTTCCCACTTAGCAGACACAACCGCTTCCACCAAGTTGTTGCCAAAGTATTCGTGCATGTTTTCGTTGTCTGGAAAGTAATCCGACGTAACATCCACGGTCATTTCACGGTGGTTCACTTGAGCCTCCAAACCTTAATCATGCGGCCGTGCGTGGACACGCGAACGGATGCCGTGACCTTTCCGGTCCATTCAAAGTCCGTGCGAAACACGCTGCCGGCAGCGTTGCCAAGATCCTCGTATCGAAGACCGCGCTGCTGCATTACCGATGCAACATCATCGGAGGTAACGTTGCCCAGGTTGACCGCAACGCGGCGGGCGATTGCCTGAGCGTGAGTCAATAGCTGATGACGCGCATCAGCAGCCTTGGTCATGCCGGCATCCTTGCGCCGCTGGGCTTCGGCTGCGTCAAAGAGGTTCACAGGGTCACCTCGGTCTTGGCATGGACATCCACAAACACGCGGCGCGACTCGTAGAACTCGTCGGTAGCGCGGTCCCATTCATGCTCGTTGTCCATGTCGGTGGCAGACAACGTTTCGGACGCACGCAGCACCCGCATGCTGACCGAATCGGAAAGTTCTCGAGCTGCGGCAATGAGCGGGTCCACATAAATCGCCGCTACATACGGGTGCTTCATGGCCTGCTCAACCGTCATCTTCATCTTGCTCATAATTCCAATCCTCATTGGTTGCACTGGGTTACACAACGCGTGTCACCCAAGCGCGGTTAGGTTAGACACTCGTATATCGGGTGTCAACCGTGGAAACTGAAATTATTTGATGGAATTTGTAAAATCAAATTTGACGGGTGGTTTCGCTACCGTGCGGGACATGGCAAAGCAACCAGGCGCGCCGCCGTTTCAAGTCACGCACCACGGGAAGAACATCCACATCGTGGACTGCACTGGGACTTCGTTCCGCGAATGGGAACAATGGATTCTGTTGCGCTCTGACGCACACAGCGACAACACAAAGTGCGACCGTGCGCTTGAGGAAAAGCACCTTCGTCAAGCCAAGGAACGCAACGCCATCATTTGCGACCTCGGAGACTGCTTGGACCTAATGCAAGGGGCCAGCGACCGCCGGCAATGCAAGGCGCAGCTTCGCAGCTCGCACGCCGCAGCCGCGTATTTCGACAACGTCATTGAGGACGCGGCGGAACGCTACGCGCCCTACGCGCAGAACTGGGCTTTCCTGGGTGCCGGCAATCATGAGACCGCGTGGCTCAAGCACCACGAAGTATGCCCAACGGCAAACCTTGTCCGCGCCATT